CTGTAAGCTCTTTCTTAAAGAAGTCTGATCCATCACCTGTAAGAGCTTTAAGCTCACCGTTGTTATATTCAGGATCTGCTTCAGCATCAACGATGTCTGATCGAGGAATAACCATACCGTAGAATTCGGGGGAGTATCCTACGCCAAAGTTTATAAACTTAATATCAGTAAGAGCACCTGTTAAAGCATTTACCTCAGTAACTTTAATCTTAACACCTTCACCAGATGATTCTACAACATCAACGAACTGTGCAATTTCAAATCCTGATCCAGGATGATATATCTCATACTTATTAAGGGAGTTAACGACTGTGGCCTTAACCCCATACTGATCTATGGTTGCTCCAGTAACAACTCGTAGTGTGTTATTGTCCTTTGTTATAAAGATCTCATAAAAAGCTGTCTCTTCAACACGACGTATTCTTTCTACTTCAACTTTAATAACCCGATCAATTGTAACTGCATCAACAATGTTAGCAAAAAGATCAAAAGGATTGCCTTCAGTAACTTCAATAAAGATTGAATTCTGCTGAATCCATCGAGCCGTCCGATGCTACAAGGATCTTTTCTTTAGGGAAAGATACATCAATATCAGTATTATATAGAAGTCTAAACAAAAGCTTAAAAGATTCAACAGATCCTTTTGCTTGATAGAACTGAACTATATTTTTATACAGGTTGGCCTTATTAGCTGTCAGCTGAGTAGTAAAGCCAGCGCCAATCTCTTTTTCTACTAAAGATATAAAGGCATCAACAACTGTATCAACATCTCTATTGGCAAGAATATTATTTATTACATAAGAAGGACCTTGCTCCTCATGCATGAATCTATAGTATTCTTTTATAAACTCGATCATACCTCCTGCATCAGCTACTAGCTGGCGCGGGATTAACGCTTCGATTTTACTCGATTCTATATTAGATCTTTTAGTCATTATTCATGTCTGCTAAAGGTGGTGTAAGAGGACGCTCCGACCGAACCGAGGGTAGCAATAGTATCTTCTTCTCCTACTACGACAATACCAGGTGTTTCATCCTGTTCAATCGAAACTAGCTGATTAAACTTAGGTGCTATATCATTTGAATCAGGATCTACGAAAATAAGAATAGTTGCTATAGAATCTATTTTAATTTGTGTTAGATCAACCATACCAGTAGTAGGTGTGATTGTTCCTGCT